CGGTAAGCACCGTCGCTGCAGCGGTAGCGGCCGCTTCTTGCCATGCAACCCCGGTGTAGAGACCCTGGCAGAGAGCCTGTAGAGCCCCCAGAGTCAAAGCGATTGCGGCCCTCGTCTTAGTGTCCAACTGCAGAGGGAACGCGGTATTGTCCGGTCGGAAGATACTTACAAAGGCCCCAATCAAAATGGCGCCCGATGCAAACCAAGTGAGATTCATGAACGCAAACCTTTCCCCGCACTCCGCACTTAGCAGAGTCATCCCTGAGACGCTTCGAGACAACGAAAGTAAGTCCGCTACTTCTTCCTGTTTTCCCACTTTTCCCGTATCCAGCTAGACACAAGAGAAGTCGCGACACCCATCAAAAGTGCCAGTAAGCTATGGGAAAAATCAGTAAGTAGAACAGTCACCCAGCTGGCAACCATGCCCCCGTATATGTCATCGGTCTGCACATCACTCATTAGACAACCTCAGTTAGTGTAGATACCGGCCCCACGTGTGGGATTAGAAGCGTTACCAGCGAACCCACCCGAACCCAATGCGGCCGCAAAGTTAGCCCAACTCCCGGTCACCGCGGCTTTATACTGCGGAGGCGAGGCACCCTTATCGAACGGTGTAGCCGCGGTACTGTCCTCCCCTAGGATGAAATCTCCTGAAGACCCAGTGACAGTAAGTGCGGCGGTCGATTGTACGTCGACTGTATGCGCTGGGAATACATCAAACCCATAACCGGCGTTACCGGACCCATATACAGCTCCCGCCCCATAGGAGTAATTGGCGACTCTGACGTGCCCGCCGCCTGGAGCCGAGAAGGTAGAGTTTTGCCCGCCGACCACGACTGCAGACCCGCGCGGATTACCCTTTTGGGCGCGCACGACACTGTCAAAAATACCAACTCGCCCCAATACCGCCGAACCCATAGGGATGGTGAGGCCGGCACCACCTTGGATGAGGGCGTCCGCGTCAAGAGTCACCGCGCCGACTCCCGTTGTCTGGAGAGCCGGTTGTGTCGAGAGGCCCTTGATACCCCCCGCCAACACCAATGTTCCGGCGCCACCCGCAACAGCGAATACAGATTCCACATATGAATTGGAGAAATTTGTAAACCCGAGACCCGTATTGGCTACCTCCACGACAGAGGAGAAATGGCAACCGCGAAAGGTAACGCTAGGCCCCATGCTGTTGACTACAATCGCCGAAGTGTTTTGGAAATCAGCGTCTTGAATCCAGAGTTTACCGTTCGACGATGAGTTAGCGGTCCCGCTGGTCAGTGTAATCTCGGAGACATAAGCCTTACGCAGGGTCTCCACTTGATACGTGTGCACCGTGCCGAACGTCGTATTGGTCGGAAAATCAGTGAAATCGTCGAACCACGTAGTCGGCGACGTGAGGCGGACCGCGCCAGAACCAAGGTCTTTCACTGGCCACGCAACAGCGCCGCTAGTGGTGTCGCGAACACGCTTGCCGAGCAGAGTTGTCCACGAACGCCCAAGTGAGTCGGTCGCCTGGGTTGGGGTGTTCGTCGCTGCGTTCAAGTTCGTGACGCTCGAGAAAGTCCCCGTCTGCACGCTGGTCGACCCGCTTCCCATCGTGATATTGGGCGCGAGGTACCAACTCAGCCAAAAGTTGTCATCAGTCGCCAGCGCGAACCGCATTGGGTCCGTCCCGACCATATCGCTCAGCTCATACAAGTTGACGTAAGACCCAAATCTCGGGTTAGGCCCCCACCTGCGAAGTAACTCGGCATGCGTTCGCAACGCGGTCGTCGACGTATGACCATCGTTAGTGTCGCTAGCCGTTCCGCTTGCGTTCGCCGTATCTACGTACCACGCGTCCTGCGCTAGGAAAGTGGCTCCACCGCATGCTTGCCACGTAGTGCCGTCAAAACACGGTGTTGACCCTGCAGACTGATTGCTTAGTTGAAGCCCTCTTGCGAGCGACACCGTGGTTGCAGGCCCAATTACGGTGCCTTCACCTAACTTGGGCTGATTAGACTTACAACTGAGCAAGGCCAGAAGCATTAGGAAAACTGCGAAAAGTCTCATGGCAGGCACCTCAGTAGTAAGCAATTTGGCGGTTAGTCCCACCAATTTTTACGGTCATGTACCCCGCTGGGGTCCCCGGTAAAGCATTTGCGCCTCCAGCTGAGGGCGCGGTTGTCGTCGTAGTCATATTCGCAAAATCTACGGTGCCAGACTGGATAGAGAATTGTTCGGTTCCGCTTACTTTGCAGCTCACCTTGCCCGCGGTTCCGCCGGACACCGGTGAGGCCACCGCGAGAACCACGTTGCCCGGGTTCTTGTTGCTGCTCGCGGACGCAAAGGGCGCTTGCCCTTGAATGACGACGTCGTGCGTGGCGATATCCGAGCTGGGGGTCGCCTTGTTGATTGTTGCGTCCGTGGTGCCATCGTTGAGCGACACGGTTGTGGGGGTGACCGAAAGCCCTCGGACCGTGCCTGAATTGACGAGCGCGACCGTGGTGCCCGTCAAAAACACCGTGGCGGGGAGCGTCCCCGAAAAACCGGAATTGCTGCCGAAATAGACGTTGTTACTACTGTTGGTTGCAATTAGCGTAATATCCGCGCCGTTCGCGGCATTCCGCGCGGTACTGACCACGGTATTATTTGGGAATCGAAGCTGTCCCGTACTTCCCAAAGTCGCGCCACCAAGCGCGATGAAGTCTGTACTTGCAAGCCCCATTTGTAGCGCAGCGGTTGCACCGACTTTGCCGATAAGAGACCCCGCTGTTGACGTCCCAGTCCCGCTAACCAAAACCAAGTTACCACCGGTAGCAGCGGTCCCAGTTGCGTTCGCTGCTTGGACAGTAAGTGCCTGGGCAGTTGCGCTGTTGGTAGTGTTATCGGCTTGCTTGAGAGTTGGTGCGGATGAGCCCGACGCCCACGACATAATTGCGGCGGTTGTCGCGAGGGAGCAGGTCCCCCCGGACCCATCGATGCCTAATACCGTACCAGACGAGGTGGTTCCACCCAGTGAACCCCCCAGAGATTGGGATGCTTGGTTACCAGTCGGGAGTACGCCCGTAACTGCATTGCTGTTGGCTAGGTCGACGGCGCCGTAGTCTGTAGCCGAGGCCCCTGTTACCCGAAGCACCTTGCCAGTAGTGAGTGCCCCACCCGCCGAGGAAATAGTGGCGCCGTTGAGTTTTGCGACAGTCGCCGATGCCGTTGTCCCGGATAGGTCACCCCCAAGTGCCTGCGCTGCCTGGTTACCAGTAGCCAGAATCCCGGTAATATCGGCACTGGCAAGGTCTACTGTCTTAGCGGCACTGTCGAGCGCCCCACCAGTAATATGGGCGAATCCTGTCCCAGTTGGCGGAGTAAAACTGCTGCCACCAGTGTTGGGCGGTGGACCAATGACGATACCGTCGCCTAGTTTCTTGGGTGGTTCGCGGCACCCAACCAGCGCCAGCGCCAGCGCCAGTATCCAGATTTTCAAATCCACGATTGATTCACTTTCTGGCCAGTTGCGGAACCCTTTACCCAGAGATTGGCTGGGTCATTGGTGGGGACCAAAACGGACTGTCCCGCGGCCAATGCAGCGAGGCAGAGGTTGGATGCAACCGTGCTAAGTCCTACGTAGACAGTCCCCGTATTGGTAGGGTCCGCCTGCAACGTGACACCCTGCAACGCTAGGACAGTTGGAGTCGTCCCCCCGTTACACTGCACCGCGGCGCTAGAGCCGACAGTGATTTGAGTTCCAACCTGGGGCGCGCCAGCGAGGGCACTAACCACGACTTTAGCACCGACACCCTGAACCGTAGTATTCACAATAGACCTCGCTTATTCCGGCATCACGTCGACACGAAGCCGCTTGAAAACGGCTTTATAATTGGGAGTAGACCCCGACAGAGAGACGGCGCCCAAGGCGATACCAACGGTGCTATCAGTGGGAAGTTGCGGCGTCGTATTGGCGTAGCTAGGCCACGCGCCGCCCCCTGCCCCTGTCTGCACCTCACCGAAAAAGAAGGCGCCTAGGTCAACATCCAGTACGAGCACGGTATTGGCACTAGAGAGCGCAAAAGCCTTTGCAACAGCGTATTGCGCACCCCCGTTGAGATATTGCTCTAGTTTGATACCAGCCGATGACACGTTGCCGCGCTTGACGACAGTTCCGACCGTAGGCCCGTTGTCGTCAGTGTCGATAGCGACGAATCCAAAATCGCCCGAGTTTTGCTCGTTACCGGAAAGCTCCACGTAGACACGCAACTTTCGGCGACGCATGGCAGTCGGCACGATTTGTGACAGCGTGAGAAAGAAGATGGGGGCCGTACGGGCGCCAGTACCGTTATAGTTGCCGCTTCCGTTGCATCCCAATTCTAAGCCGCTACCGTTGGCAATACGCGGAGTCACGCTGCCGTTGTCGTTAGCAGAGTTCTCCTTTTTCCACGTCAATCCGGCAACCGTATAATTGCCGTTAGAGGTGAGGTTTTGGGTAGATTGCGCCGAAAAGTCCAAGTCAAGAACCGTTGTAGGGTTCGAGACAGTGGGGATACCGAACACCAAATCGTAGCGATTTGCGTTGGGGTTCCACGCCCACGAATAGTTGACATTGGGCGTATCCAGCGTAAGGGTCGAACCGAAAGTCCCAGGGGACCCAGGGTCCTCAATCGTGTATCCAGTTGGGGTGATGATGACGTCACTAAGCCCACCTGCATCGGGACCTAGTCGGACAGTAAAGAACATCCCATCGGTTGGGGTTACCGGAGTGGCGATGTTGATATCCCCAGCTGCATCAGCCCAATCGCAAACGATGTACTCAGTCTTAGAGCTGATTGTGTAGTTTTGGCCTGCGACCAAAGTGGCAGGAATGAACGTATAGCCCGCGGCAAACAGGCCGCTCATCCAGTCTCTGATATCTTGTGCTGAGCCTGCCATGTCACCACTCCAGCCAAGCGCCTAGCGCCAAGTTGTATTTCCACCTGAGGACAATCCCATTGGTGGCGAACGTTGCAGACGATGCAAAGGTACCATCGCCTGCTGGGATATCTGCGTAGGCGCTCGACACGGTGAGGTTATGGGTCGCGGCATTGTGTTTGTAGTCTGCAATTACTACTGTCTCACCATCCAGCGCATCCCAAAGTTGGATAGCAGCACTACCGCCACTCAAGTCAACCGGAATCCAAGGTGCCAACGCGGACGCGGCATAGGTACCGGTTGCAACCGTACCCCACCCATTTTTGACGGGGCCCGGTGAAGGCACTTGGGAAGTAGCGACAAGCCATGCAGATTCCTCAGTTCGCGCTTGGGAGGCGGCGACCGAAGTGACAAAGAGAGTCATCCCTTTCGAGGGCACCAGCCCGCCAGGAACCGTAAGCAGCGGTTGCAGCTGATAAGCGCCCGTTGTGTTGAGTTCCAACCCGGTAAAGGTGTATTGAGCCACCAACTCAGACTGAGTAGCGCTAACGATGGTGCAGGCCCAGGTTGCCGTGCTTCCGTCGCGACGAACCACGTTGAGATTCACCGCTGATGTCGTCGTCAAATCCGGCCCAATGAGCGGGCTCAGAAATCGGAAGGTGAGTGTCGACGGAGGGCCGATGTTGAGGGGTACAACGAACATCAGACAAACCTCATATTGATAAGGTGGAATGTGTACGGGAAGTCAAATTGTGCCGCCGCGGTCGTGGCGATGTCGCAGATGACATGCAACCGAAAGTTGACGCTTCCCGAGGCCGACTGTAGATGATGCCCCGTAATAGTCAGGGGCCTATGTCCGCCGAAAGCAGCATCCGAGGTCTCAGACAGAGTCACAACCGCGCCGGGGACATCCGCGTAAGAGCCACCGTTCTCCGAGGCTTGTAGGCTGGCGGTGAACCGAACAGACCCGGAGGTTAGGCTGAAAGCAAGGACCGTGGTGGTGAAGGCGAGCGGGATAAAGTCCCCAACTTGAACCCCAAAGCCCAATCCGGCGAGACTCAAGTTCCCAGTCCCAGTAGTCGCGTTGAAGTCAAGCGACATGGTACCGGTAGCGACATTGTAATTGTCGACCCCAATGTCTAACGAACGCCCCCTCAAGAATGTGACGTCATCCTGCAACGCCTCAAACGCCACGTTGACAGATGATGCATTTCGAGGGTCCCCGTCATCAGGGATGGTAATGGCAGAGTGGTAAGTGGCGGTTCCCGAATAGGTATGACTCATTTACACGCCCTCCCAATAGCGGCACTCAGTCGTATCTCGGTTTGACGGAATCATGGTCCCCCCTGAGTCTACACCCCATTGGCCCCACCTACCATCGGGCATTTGCAGACCCGTATCCGGGTCAAACCGGTTAGGGTTGGTTGTCCAGATTACGGCTCGGATGTTGGAATGCGCTGCTTTCCAGTTGCGCATGACCTGAATCGCCGTGGAATACTCTCCCATTGAGTCATCGTGGCCAAGCCCCAAAACACCCAAAAAGGGGTCCCCGTCGCCCCAAGTATCTCCCAAAACACCCCAGTTATCGGCAAAAGACCAGGTAGACGGGTACACGATGACCCATTCATCGGACCAATAGTTGGTCCTCTCAGGGTTGGAGACTGAGTCCCAATCCCAGGCGAACGTGTTTAGGACAATACTCCCATCGGTGTTCAGCGTGGTCCACTGCCCGTGTCGATTCACAACTCGGATGCGAGGGTGGTTAGAGAGAAACTCTTGCAGCTGGCGAGCTATGCCCAGCTGAGTCCCAGCCTCGCGCCAAAGTACAATCCAGTTTCGGAGCCTCGCCGCAAAGTGGGCATCTGTCTCGGAGGTTCCCCAACCCCGCACCAACCCACGAGATAAGCCAATCAAGCTAAGAGCGGACGCGTCACCTTTGCCCGGCCATGCTGCTCGCAACCCCTCGAGAGCAAGCTGGACAAAAATGTCGCAAAAAAGCGCGATAACCCATAGAACTTTGAAGCCAGTGTTGAGGCCGAGTCTGTTGGAAAGCCAGTTGGGGACGATACTGGAGAGCCCGCCCCTGATGCCACGTGCGCCACTCATGAGATGTTGACCCCTCCCACGGGTTGGATAAGCCGGGGAACAAT